ATTGACCTCCTGCTGTTTCGTTTGGGCTTCTTCTACCCAGTTTTGGGATAGAGAGCGCATTGGTTTTGGAGTTGCGGAGGACGGGGCGGTCGGCGGGAAAGCGCGTCCCACTCTGCGTTGCTGCGGCGCATGGCAGGCTGAGATTCGATATCATCGCATCTATATAGGTTTGAGGCTTTGCGCGGAGAATCCGCGTATTTGCTTCGCAAATCCGCACCGGCTTCGGCCGCCTGCCGGCGCCCTCGCCCGCGGCTAAAAACGCTCACGCGTTTTCTTTACGCCCGCGCCCTGCGCAGAGTTCGATTCTCCGCGGTATCTGTATGTAATAAAAAAGCAGGTAGAAACACTTCTCTACCTGCTTGTAACTATTGGTGGAGCTAATGAGAAAAACGGCGAACTCCACCAGTACCGCCAGCCGCGCAGCTATCCAACTTGATACTTGCGTTGTAAGAGTATCGAAAAACTGGTTTGTTGTCGTTGGGACGTGCCAAAAATAGCCATTTCCGGTGTTTGCAAAATACCAGATGGGCGGCTTGCTGTAAGCCCGTATAACGGCAGAAAGCGGGGCACCCCTTGTCAGGGTACCCCGCTCGAACACTAATAAGAAAGCTTCTGGCCGGGGTAGATCGTATAAGGTGCCCCAATGCCGTTCTTGCTTGCGATGGTGTGCCAGTCGATACCGAGCGAAGCGCCAATCTCGCTGAGCGTGTCGCCGCTCTTGACGGTGTAGACGCGCGCAGCGCCAACGCCCGCCCTCTGGTTGACGATTGCCTGAACCTCGCTGAAGCGGTCGCCCAGAACGTCGCTGCGCGTCGGCACAACGCCGAACATTCCGCGTTCCACATCATCTGCGAGCTGAGAAGCGGAAGCGCCGTCAATGTAGTTGATGAGGTCTTGCACCTCTTGGTAGCGGTCGCCGAGCTTTTCGCGGCGCTCATCGTCAACGCCATACTCGCCGCGCATGACCGCTGCTGCAAGGTCAAACGTCGTGCCCTCCGGCGAAGGCTCGGCGACCTCTGCGGGCGGAACGTCGGGCGCTGCCGCGCCGGACGGGTTGGCAAACTTGCCCCACGCTTCGCGCGTCATATAGGCGATATCGAGATCAAGCGGCGCATTGAAGCCATTGAGACGGCCATTCGACGTGTACTGGTGGATTGCGCAGCTACCCCAAGCGCCGAAGCCGCCATCGGGAAGCCACGGCGAAGACTGGTAGCCGGTGCGGTTGTTGTTAGCGTACTGTGCAACCCAGAGCGCGTGATTCGGCGCGATCTTCGACCAATCCTCTTCGGTGCAAACGCTACGGCTCATATAGACGATGCAGCGAACGCCGGTCTGATCGTAGACGTAATCGAGGAACTGCTTTGCCTTGTCGGTTCCGATGCGCCCGTACATCTCATAATCGAGAACGGGAATGCCGTTGCCGAAGTAGTTACGGCAGCTTGCGACGAAGTGCTTAGCCTGAGCGATGGGGTCTTCTCCGTTCATGAAGTGATAGAAGCCCCAGAGCTTGCCGAGCTTGATAGCCTGCTGAATCCACGGGTCGCAGGTGTTGTGAACGATGGTGGTTCCCTCTGTCGCCTTGCAGATAACAAAATCGCAAGGCACCTGCGCGAGGTCAAGCCCGCGCTGGTAGTTAGAAATATCAATGCCGTTGAGTGCCATAAAAGCCCCCTCTGATGCAGTAGAAGTAATGAAAATCGACATGCTCTAGCTCTTCGAGCGTGAAGGCGCGCGCTGAGTTCCCAGCGCTCGCCGGGTCGCGTATCCAGTAGCCGTCATCGTCGCCGCGCCAGATAAGCGCGACGTGCCCGCCGTAGTCCCTATCGCCGAGCGTTCCGCTCATGCCAGCGAAGGCAAGCCACCCATCGGACACGTTTTGAAGGACGGGTGCGAGATCGTAAGAAATCGGCGTGCTCTCGATGCCGTATTCCGGGTAATGCTCGGCAATCCACGCGCAGAACTTGCCGGGGTCGTTCACGCCATCGGTAAGGCACGTGTCGCCCACGAACGATGCGAGCGTGAGCGGCGTAATGTCCTGAAGCGTCATGTATTTGACAGCCATAGCCGCGCATGTAAGGCCGCAACCGTGGTCGCCGATTGTTCCGCCCGCATAGTATGTAGTCCCATTGCGGGTCGGTCTGAAGCCATAGCGGCATGCTGTTTCCCTCGGCAATCGGCCTATCGACAACGATTGCAAGGCGGTCTTCCTCAGCCGCCGCGTATCCCTCTTCGCGCGCTTCGGCGAGCGCGCCCGCGTCGCTCTCAATATGGCCGACGATGAGCCAGCCGCAGAAGAGCATTGACGCGAGCGCGCCGGAAAGCACGAGGGCGACAGCCTTTAGCCTACTCATCGCGCTTCGGCTCGGTGTAGGTGAGCGCTTGCGCGGAATCGCCAACGCCAGCCGTGGTCGGGTCGGTCACGATGCCCAGAATCGCGAGCACGGCGAAAAGCGCGTTGATGATCGCGGCCAACTGCTCGTTCAAAACGCCGAAGTCCCACTGGTAGCCGAACGGTGCGGCGACCACCTGCACGAGCAGCAGGACGGCGGGAATGAGGGTCAGCCAAAAAGTCTTGTTCTTGATTCGTGCGGTGAAGTTAATCATTTCAGTTCTCCTTTTCATAGATGAGGTCTACGCGGTCGTAGATGTGATCGACCTTGTTTGCCATGTCGTGCGAGTGCTCGCGCGATTCCCTGATTTCGTCGTGCAGCGCTGCTGTGGATGCCCTGAGAGATTCCATAGCGGCTTGCAGCCCTTCCGAAATGTTGTTGCTTCGCTCCATCTGCGCAGCGATACGGCCTTCCATTTCCGAGCGCTCGCGGTCGCGCTGCGCGCGCTCGTTGAGTTCGTCGCGCTTGCGCTCTTCGCGCTTCAGCTCTAGCTCTGCCTGTCGCGCTGCGTTTCGCTCTTCAAGCTCCGCCTTGCGCTCGTTGTTGCGCTGGTACTCGTTAAGCAACTGCTTTGCGAGGATTCCGAAGCCGATAGCAACGAGGAACGCGAAGAACCATTCGGCACCGAAGGCCGCTGCATGGTCTAAAACGCTTTCCGCCACGTCAGCCCTCCGTCACCTCTCGCCAGACGGTTTCGGTTCCGACAGCCCCCGGCTCCCAGACGTTGTTAGCAACGAGGGATTCCCAGACCTTGCCGTTATGGCGCACGACAGCGCCATTCGGGTAAGGGTTCTCGTTGCTCGGCGGCACCCACTCGGGAATGCTCGACGGGTCATCACCGCCACTTGCATACTCAACGACCTTCGCCCAAAGGCTCGGAGCTGCCGTGGGCGACCAATCGGGTTGCGACGTGTGCGCCTGAAGGCATACGTAAAGAACTCCCTCGTAACTCACGCGCTCGCCCTCTGCGTAGGCGTGGCCGTCCCCGTCCCACTCCGCGAAAAGCACGGAGCACTTGGCCGCAACGTCCGACGATAGGGACGGGGCTTGCGCCTTGAAGATTGCGATGATCGCGCGAACCATGCCCTCTTCGTCTTCGGTAAGTGCCATCATTTCCCCTTTCTCTCGGTAACAAAAAAGCCCCCGCTAGTGCGAGGGCTTGGGTGCCTAATTTCGTGTTTCCTTTTAGCCGAAAAGCTCCTTATAGAGCGCGTCCATGCGTTTTACCGTCTCGTGCGCGTTCAGGCGCTTCATGCTGCCGCGCCACGACTGGTAGGATTGGTTGACCTGCTCGACGGTCATAACCCCTTTGGCGACCAACGCGGCTTGCTTCTTCAACTTGCGCCGCTGTCGCGTCACGGAGGAACGGCACGGGCGAACAACCACTTTTCCGCCCTCGCCATACGAAAACCTCTTCTTAAGGAACGTGAATCCGCGCGTGAGCTTCACAACGCGCGTCTTCTTGCGGTTGATGATGATTCCCAGATCGTCGCAGAGCGATTCGATGAGCGAAAACGCGTCCCAAAGCGTCTGCTTGTCAAGAGCGATGCAATAGCTATCGTCCATGTAGCGCCCGCTCGCCAAGATGCCCGGAAGGGACAGCATCAGATGGTCAACCGGAGACGGTAGGGCGACCGCTAGAATCTGATTCGGCTCGCTGCCAAGACCCAAGCCGCGCGCTCCGTGAGCGTCTATCTGGTCTGCCATGACGCGCTTAACCCGCTCATCGTCAATGGCGCGGTCGATAAGGCGCTTGCAAGCGTCGTGGTCGATGTTTGCGAAGTAGTCCGCGAAATCGACCTGCAAGATGTAGCCTTCCGTTCCGTGCTTTCGGTGGTGCTCGACAAGCTGGCGCTTCATCCGGCGAATCGCGTAGTCGGTTCCGCGCCCCTTGACGTTCGCGGCGCATCCTTCGGTGAGGGTAGGCCAGATCGCGGGAGCGAGGGCGTGACGGCTCAAAGACTTCTGTATCACGCGCTCCGAGAAGTGCACAGAGCAGATGTGGCGAAGCTTGCCGCGCTCGAACAAGTCGAACTCGATGAAGCCGCGCCGGAAGTCGGCGCCCGTGAGAAGGTCGCGGCGCGCCCTCATGATGTTTGGAACGACGCGCGCCATGTAGCGCTGCACGCTCGATTTCCAGCGAACGCCAGCGGCAGCGCCGTTGGCGGCATCGTATAGGTTATCGAGGTCGGCGACGGCTTCCAGCGTGCATCCCTCGATGCGCCTAGCCCGATTCTCCGCGCGCTTGGCATCGCGCCTTGCGCGTCGCGCAGCCCTGCGCTCTTCAGAGTTCATGAGGGCACCCCGCGCGGCTCACAACCGGCATCCAGCAGCCGCTTGACGGTTGACCATGAAACGCGGTCGGAAGCCGAGAACCGCGCCATGCAAGCAGCGAACGGCAACCGTCGCGGGGTGCATATTTACGGGCTTGCGCCCGACGGCCGCCCCTTCCTTCCTCAAATGCACGGCGCGCGGCGCTTATGGCCGCACGGTCTGGCAAGGCTTGGGAATCACGGCAGGGGGCGTATCCAGTCGTTCGTCGGGGCATTGTTGTTGGCATTGCCGTTGCTGTTGACATTGCACGCGTTGGACGAAGACCCGCCCATGACGGAGCGCAGCCACCAATTGACGCGATGATTTCCAAGGGACAACGCGCGACCATCTTACCCCTTCCCAATGAGCTTCACGCCCGCGCGAGCACCCTTTATCAGCTTTATGTCGCTCTCTATGCTCTCTGATATCGCTTCGAACCGCGCGACCTTCACCGGCAGATTCATAGCCATAAGGCATTGCAGGTCTTGGTATAGCTGCTGCAAGTCCGCTATCGCAAGCGTCATGTAATGCTTGCGCTCTTCGACGTTGCGAGCCGTGTTCGGGTAGAAGGCATCAGCCTTAACCAGATTGAACACCAAGCTTCGCGCCGTCTCCGCCATGGGGACGGCGAGGATGAAGCGATAAGACTTCGGCACCGCCGACGAAGCCACAAGACGCGTCACGTCGTTTCGAATCGAAACAGCAGTGTTGAAATACTCGAACGAGCTTAGGTTGCGGTTCCGCACATATACGCCGCTCAATTTTCAACATCCCCCCCTCCGTGATTTTTGAAAATTGCTTCGCCCGCGCTTCGCGCGGGGACGCAAAGGCGCATGCGCAAGGCATGCGCCAGACCAGTACCTAGTACGGCTGATTTTATCAGCTAGGAGGAAGCACGGCAGGGGGCGTACCCAGTCGCTCGTCGGGGCATTGTTGATGGCAGTGCCGGTGCTGTAGACATAGCACGCGTAGGACGAAGACCCGCCCATGACGGAGCGCAGCCACCAAGTGACGCGACCGCCCGCGATGCGGCTTGCGGTGTCAGTGAAGATGGGGAACTGGCTATCGAAGCCTACAGAGTAGCCCTTGCTTCCCCAGACCGGGCACCCGTAAACCTCCATCTCTGAGGGCGACCAAATCTTGCCCAAGTCTGCCCAGCTCCAACCGCTCGCTTCTGTGAGATTTCCCGAAGACGAATATCGCTCTTCGAGAAGCACGCGCTGCGAGAGAATGGCGCTCTGAAGCGCAGTCGGCAGCGCTGGCAGGAAGTCGTTGATTTCCCAGTCGTGCAGCTTCGAAACCAAGTAAGGGTGCTTTTCCTCGGCGGTACCGTTGTTGTCGTTCGTATCTCGCCACTGAAGGTAGCTGGTGTTTGATGCCTTGTCTCCGGTGACGCTCACGGGCGCGAGCGGCACCATGACGATATGGTGCCCCTTGGCGGTGTCGCCGCAGTTGTAATACTGGTCGATTGCTCCGATTCGGTAGCGCACCGTCTGCGCGGGGACGTTAGCGCCCGCCGTGATGGGCACGTCTATATAGTCGCCGATGCGCAGACCGGCGAAGTTGGCGTTTCGCGCGCGGTTGCGAAGCCACGTGTAAATGTCGGTGCTCCCGATCTCGTTTGCGAAGACCGAAGCGAGCGAGCGCCCAGCGTAAGAGTTTGTGTTGTGCTGTCGGTCGTATTCCTCGGCAGTCGTTACGGCGTTCGCCGTGTTGCGCGCAGAAGAATCCTTCAGATTGTAGGCGGTTCCGCCGATAGAGAACTTCGACAAGTCGGCCATTGCTTTTCTCCTTCCTTAGTTGAGCGTCGCCGTCTCGCCGCTCACGGTCGCCTGAGCGACGGTTACGGTCTCGCTAGAAAGTGCGGTGCGTCTGTTGGTGGGCATGTACGCCGTTTCGCCAAGGACTATGTAGCCGTCCTGTAGCTCCACAAGCGCCGTCGCAAGCGTCGCGTTCTCTTCGCGCAGCTCTTGCACCTCGTCATCTGAGGGCGGCTCGATAGAAGCAATAGAGTTTGCGATGTTAAGCGCGTTCTGCGCAGCGGCGGTGGCATCCTCCGCCGCGCCGTTTGCCGCAGCAGCGGCGGCGTTGGCGCTTGAAGCGGCTGTGTTCGCCGCGCTCGCGGCGGCGTTGGCGTTGGATGCTGCCGCGTCGGCGTTCTGCTTCGCGGTGTTGGCGGCTGATGCCGCGTTGTTTGCAGCCGTGGTTGCAGCGTCGGCGTTCTGCTTGGCGGTGTTCGCCGCCGAAGCTGCGCTTGTCGCCGCCGCTGCGGCATCGTTTGCAGCCTTCGCGGCGTTGGTCGCGCTCGTAGCAGCCGAGTTCGCCTTGCTCGCGGCGCTGTTCGCCGCGCTGGCCGCGCTGTTTGCTGAGCTTACGGCTTGATTGCCACGGTCGATGAGGTCTTGCACGGCATCGTCCCAGTTCTGCGCGGGCTGCTGCCCGTCAAGAGCGCTGCGCAGGATTTCGATTGCGAAGCGCTCCGTCGAATAGGTCTTGCCGCTCTTCGTGATCGTGAAATAGGCTTCGTCGGTGTAGCCGGACACGCTGCAAAGCTTGGATTCGTCAACCGTGATCGTGGCGGCGTTACCGCTCACCGAGCACTGGCCGCGATAGTAGTTGCGCTTGTTCGGCAAAAGCACCACGAGCCATGCCGTAGCGCCCGAAAGCGCGAACTCAGCGCCGTTGTCGTAGATAAGCGCCTTGATGGTGGTTCCGCCATCGTCGCCCTGACCCACCTTGACGCAGGCTCCCGTTCCCTCCTTCGAGACATCGAGTTCGAGCGTTCGCGTGTTGCTCATTGCTCGCCGCCTTCCTCGACCGATATATTGCTTATTCCTTGAATGACAGTAAGCGCCTGAGAAACAAGTTCCGCAAGCCGCTGAACGGCGGCGTTTGTATCAATGACTGCTTCACGCAGCCCGTATTCCTGAGAAGGCTCGCTCATGACGGGCTTTTCATTGATTGGCTCGTTCATATTCATCAACTCCAAACCAGGTTTTCATGGAACTGCCCGTTTAGCCATCCGAAACCGTTGCTCCCACATCTGCACTGAACGCCGTCGCTGGTGATGCGCACGTAATGCGTTCTGTCAAACTGAATAACCACATCGTTAGCGTCAAAGAACAATCCTCGTTGGCCAAAACCACCGCCAAGCAGGTTCACGTACCAATCGCTTCCCGATCTCATTGAAAGGCGCTCGTTCGAGTTCGACATGAACCCGTCAACCTCGGGGGTTTCGAGCACGACCTGCCTGTAGTACGTGCTCGCATCTAGAAACGCCTTATTAAACGTATCGAAACCGACACCGTTTATAGTGCCGGACGGAGAATCGACAGCATGAATAGACGCGATGTTCAGATAGTTGTTATTTCTCGTGAAAAAGCTTGCTCCCGTGTAGTTGTCAGAGGTCGTGCCAACGTTTACGTACGTCCCAGAGTTACGCGTGGTTTCTATCCTGTCGGTCGATATGGTGTTCGCACGGATGTACTCGCCGTTGATGTAAATAAGGCCGTTTGACAGGTAGATTCCCTGTGTCTTGCCGTTGTTGGTCAGACGGTTGAAAACGTCTCTCTGCGTGAGCGATGCATCCAGATCGTCCGTTGACTGGTTGCCGGACGTGAGGGCACGAGCCAAAACGGGCGTTGTGTATGTCACTGTTCCGTCTGACCATGTTATAGCGCTCCGCGTCCAGTAGTAACGGCCTGAAACCCACGCGGGCTGGTAGTATTGCCAGCTACCGCCCGTCTGTGTGCTGCTGCTCGTGCTCAGATAGTATTGCTCGCGCACCTGAGACACGCCGATGCCGTCAGTATCGGCCATGCGCCGTGCTGATGTGTACTCTGTTGTTCCATCGGCGAGCGTGAGCTTTAGGCGCGTCCATAGGTACTGCCCCTGCTTCCAGTTCGCGTAGGTTGTCCACGTGGTCGGCGCTGTCGATGAGCTAGAAGAGTTTCCATATTGCACATCAACGGCGGTTACCGTCTTGCCCGCCGTGCCGTCCCCAACCGTGGCGTCGCCGGAAAGCGCGAACTCGCCGGTTGTCAAATCCCAGTAGTTCTTTCCCGCCTTGTCGGCGATGATGCCAGCGGTCAGCAGGTCGGCGTCGAGAACGCCTGTGTCGATATAGGTTCCGTTGATGTAAACCTTGCCGTCCTTCAGGTAGATACCCTGAACCTGACCGTTGTTCGTGAGACGGTCGAAGATGCTCTTCTGACCGAGGGATTCGTTGAGAGCGTCAACGTAGAATTGCGCCTGCTTCTTTGCGTCGGTTCCTGCCGATGCAGCCTGCTCCGATGCGTACTTCTTCGCTTCTTCCAAGCGTTTAGCGTCCGCCTGCTCAGCCGCTTCGACAGCAGCCTTCTGCGCTTCGCTCGCGGCATCGCTCGCGATTTGATCCACCGTCTCGCCATCAACTGTCGCCGAAGCGGAAAGCGCGAACTCGCCGTTGGTCAAATCCCAGTAGTTGTTTCCCTTCTCGTCGGTGAGCAGACCGGCGCGCACGCGGTCGGCCTTCATGGTGCCAGCGTTGATAACATCGGCAGTCACCATGCCGCCCGTGAAGAACGTTCGCCAATCCCATTGACCGTCTGACGTAAGGCCAGCGGCCAACCGCTGACCGCGCCCGTTGACGTTGATAGCCCACATGTCGGCGGTAGCCTTGACCGGCAAACCCGTTTCGGGGTTCAGCGGTACGTTGCTCCAGATCTCGCCAAGCTCGAACGTCTCGACATGGTAGGTGCCAACCGCGTTGAACTGAGCGTTGAGCGCTTGCTGAAGCTGAATGAGCCACGATACCGACGTGCCAGCCGCCGCGTCGTAGAGCGCGTTTTGCTTGCTGTTGCTCTTAAGCGCGTTGTTAACACTCGCCCACATGTCGGCCATCGTGTCCGTAAGCGTGCCGAACGTAACGGTAGCATCGCCGGTGAGCAAGTCGCGCTCAATCTGAGACACGCGGCCATGAAGGCGCACGCCCTCGGCAGAAAATCCCTTGTCGATGATCGCCACGTCATCGCCAACGCCCACGCCCTCCCACGAGCGCCCGAACGCGTATAGGTCGATAACGGAAGCGGTGTAGGTTACTTTCGGCTCCTTCACCTGCTCTAGGTAGTCTTGCGTTTCCCGCAAGAGCTGCGCCGCGTCCTCGCACTGCTCGTTGACGTAGGCCGCTACTGCGGGCAGAATGCCGCCCTCGCCGTCAGGGTGCCCCCAAACGGCGGTGGCTTCGGCATCCTCCACGTAGTCTTTTCCGTCGTTGATATCGCCGAAGGTAAGGCGGCGACCGTAGCCGCCGCCCTCAGTCTCAACGCCTTTGCCGTAGCCGTAAACGCGCGTCTTCGGGTTGTCGCTCGCAACCGAGCGCTTGACGGAAACGAGGTCTTTAGTCCATGTGAACCGCTTAGCGCTGCTCTGGTTGCCGCGCTTCGCGCGCACGCCAACGCGACGGCTAACGATGCTCGAGCCGTCGTGGACGATGAGCGTTTCAAGCTCGCCGCCCCACGTCTCGATGATTCCGGCCAAGCCCTCGCGCACGCTCTCATGGTAGAAGGTGCGCGAAGCGCTGCCGCCCTGATCGCACGTGCCAACCTCCCAGCGCGTGTCTGCGAGAATGGACGTGAGGGCTACCGACACTCCGCCAGAAGGCCGCTTATCGTCCAACCAGTCGTCCCACGTCTCGTTAACCGAGTTGATGCAAACGGCTTGCGTCTCTGGCGCGCCATCATCGTCGTGTACGCGGTCGATGGTGTCCACGATGTGTTCGTGGCACACGCTATGAAGGTCAATCCAAACTACGCGGTCGCCCTTCACGAGGTCTTCGGAGCACGTGATCTTCAGCTCGTCCGTCCCGTCAAGAGCGTCCGTGTGCGTTGCTTCGCTTACCGTGAGCCTGCCTAGGTTGTCGCCCCACCTGCTGAACCGGGTGAAGCCTATTCGTCTGATTAAAGCCATCTCTCCACCCACTCAAGAATCGCTGTGCCGTTGGTGATGTTCAGGTGGCAGCGCCCGTTTATCTCGAAGTAATCCGAGTCAATCGTTACCGGTGCGGTCTGGTTGTTGACCGTTGCTCGCTCGGTCGCCATGTCAAGCCGTATGGTGCTCGAAGACGTGAGCGCGGTGTTGATAGCCACGAACTCGCCGGTATCGACGTTCGTAATCCGCCACGTGCTTCCAGCGGCGGGCTTCGCCGTTACCTTCAGATGTGCGGGTCGGTTTCCTCCGGCGTTGACGTAGACGTTGCCCGCCAAAACCTCCATGCGGCGCTTCTGGCCGTAATAGTCGGGGTCGCCGATGTGGAACGTAACGGTGGTTGTCGGGCAATCGTCCGTGATCTCGTCTAGGTCGGTGCTTCCGCTCACGATTGCGAGCAGGTAGCGCGTCGGGTCATCGGGAAGGTAGAGCGGCGCGGGTTCGTCAGTCCAGAGAGCCGCCGCGAGCCTGTGCCGCATCTCCGCGACCTCGCGGCGGTCTTCAGTCCTAAGCCAAATCTCAACGGGAAGGTCGTAGCCGCCACGGTAGGCGCTCTTGAAGACCTCGCCGTGCCGCCCCGGCACGCTCTCGAACGTCGCGTTGACGGTCGCCATGATGGGGCGGCGCACCTTGCAGTAGACCAGCTTCGACAGGTCGGTGCCGTTGAATATGATTCGGTCGTGCTGGTTCCTAGTCCGTCTAAGTTGCAACTGGCACCCCCCTTTGCTTCAGCTTGCTTGCAATGCCAGCGCCGATCTGCTGGCCTGTCTCGTATGCGTCCACGCCATCACGAATCTGTGCGTTAAGCTCGACGCTCACGGTTACGACCTGAGTTGGCGGCTGCTTCCCGAAAGCCCCGATCTGCGTCAGCGCATCGGCCATGAGGTCTGACAGTCGGTCAATGGGAAGAACTGCCTCCCGTCCCGCTTCGCCAACGCCGATGATCGACGGCGCGTCGAAGATTCCGCCTTTCGCGTACCAGCTCACGCTGACGCTAGGCAGCTTGATTGGCCCGAAGTCGTTCCAGCTCACGTTGAAGTGCGGCATCTTCGGCTCCGGGATGCTGATTCGAATACCGCTGAACGCGTTCATGATCTTTCCCGGAATGCCGGAAATCGCGTTCCACGCGCTTTCAATCGGGTTCTCGATGAAGCCCCTGATGCCGTCGAACACGCCCTGAACCTTCGAGCCAAGGCCGGGGAACCCCAGTTTGTCGCCGATGCGGTCTGCGATGCTAACCGCCGTGCTCTCGGCAGCGTCAAGCTTCGAGCCGATGTTGTCCTTGATGGCGTTGAAGGCGTTTGCCGCTTGGCTCTTCGCCGTCTCCCAATCGCCGTTCATCGCGGCTTGCAGAGCACCAGCCGCCGAGCTGCCAACGGTCTTCGCGGTGTTCATGTCGTTCTGTACCGTGGAAGCGATTTGCCCGAAGGCCGAATCGGTGTTGCCGGTTAGGTTGTTCCACCCGTTAGACACGGTATCGACCGCGCCTTGCGCGAGGTTCCCGACGTTGGTTTTCAGATCGTTCCAAGCGTTCGAAGCTCCGGTTTTGATGTTCTCCCAAGTGTCGGAAGCCCCTTGCTTCAGCTGTTCCCACTTCTCGCCAACGCCGGTGCAGAAATCCGAAACGCCAGTGCTGACCTGCTCCCAGATTCCGCCCCAGAACTCAGGAACGCCCGCGAAGAAATCCTGCACGCCTTGCCACTTCTCCGAAATCCAGCCGGTGAAGTCAGACCACATCTGCTTGCCCGTCTCGGTCTGAGTGAAGAACCACGTAAGGCCACCCACGGCGGCTGACACGGCGGCAACGCCAAGGCCGATAGGATGGGCGGCGATAAGCCCGGTGAAGCCCGTCCAGCCGCTAGAAAGCGTGCCGGTGAGCATGGTTCCCAGACCGCCCGCCTTGCTGACGATGTTTGAGAACCCGGTACCTATCTTGCTCAGAAAGCCCGTATCTCCCATGAGCTTCTTAGCGCCGCCCCAAAGCTCGCCAGCGGTCTTGAAGGCGCTTCCCACGCCCTCCGCCGCTTCCATCATCTTACCAATGGCGGTAGTCACGCCGCCGAAGGCGACCGCGCCGAGCGCGAGGTTGTTAACAAGCGTCTGCTGCTCTGGCGACAGGCTCTTGTACCAGCCCGTGACGGTTTCGAGCGCGGGCGCGAGCGTGTTAAGAAGGCTTGTCCCGATCTCGGTTACGGCGGTCTTGACTGGCATTGCCGCTTCGCCGAGTTCCTGCATGCTCTGGTTCATCTCGTTCTGCGCGTCGCGCGAAGCGAGAAGGTCTTTGTTCGTCTCTTGGTACTGCCGCCCAGCGTCGGCGTAAAGCCCGGTGAGCGTCTCGGTGATGAGCTGCGACCGCTCCTGCTCGCTTCCGCACGCGGCAAGCGCGGCATTGAAGGCATCTTCTTTCGTCTGGCCTTCTGCGACGGCCTGATTGAAGGCGGCCTGAGCCGAAGAGTGCCCGGAAAGCGCCGCGCTCCACTGCTCGGCTGATGCCGTAGACCAGTTGAGAGCGTCGGCAAGACCGCCTGTGACGGTTCCCGTGTGCGCCGTCTCCTGCGCGGCTTCCGCAAGGTTTTCGAGCGGCAGCGCGTCGCCGAACGTCGCGTATGCGCCCGCAGCAATGTCAGTCCACTGCTGAAGATCCTGCTGGTTGGTGGTAAGGCGCGCTAGGTTCTGGCTCGCTTCCGTCGCCGTGTCGCTCTGCCCAAGGATGCGGTAGAACATCGCGTAGGTCGATGAAGCCTGTTCGGCAGTGCCGCCAGCGCTCACCCAAGCGGTTTCCAACTGCCCGCTCTGCTGTATGGCTTCCTCTTGGCTAGATGCAAGGCCGGTAAGTGCACCGGCAGCGCCGATGATGCCGCCAGACAATGCCGTTCCTGCGCTCGACACCTTGGAACCGGCGTTTGAAATCTTGTCGGCGTTGTCCTCGATGGTCTGGCCGAGCTTGCCAAGAGCCGTCTTCGAGCCTTCGGCCTGTCGCGCGGTGTCCGCAAGCTCTGTGCCGTAGCTGTCAAGCTGGCGCTCGCACTGCATGATCGCGCGCTTCAGGCTGTCGTACTGCCGTTCTTCCTGAGCCGTGAGCTTCGCGCCGCTCTGCTTCTTGCTCTCCAACTGAGCGAGCGCTTGCTTGTAAACGTCAAGCTTCTGCTTCGTCTCGTCGTATGCCGAGTTGAGCGCCTTTACCTTCTGCTCTAGCAGCTCGGTGTTGCCGGGGTCGAACTTCAGCGCCTTGTTGATATCGCGCAAGTCGCTTTGGGTGTTGCGCGATTCCTGCTGAACCTTCTTCAGGGCGCTTTGAAGCTCGGTCGTGTCCCCGCCGAACTTGATAACAAGACCCTTGTAGGAAACAGCCACGTAATCACCCCTCTTCGTTTGTCAAAGTGCCCATGAGTGCTTGAAGCAGCGCGCCCGCGCGGGTGCGCTGCCGTCAAGAACTCACTTCATGTCACGTCATGACCAGAACGCGGCTTCGGCTTTGCACGCCTTCTCGTCCTCGTCGTAGTGCTCCGCAGCGTCGGCGTAGAACGCGTTGATCTCAAACAGGTCTTGCACCTGCCGGTAGCTCATCATATGAAGGTCTGATAGCGTCAGGCCGCATTGCTGGCAGTTGTAGATGTATCGCGCGTCGCACGCGTCGCTAAGCTCGCTTGGCAGCGGCGGCGCTTTCCTCTTCGGCGGGCGCGGCTTCCACGTCCTCGGTCGCCGAAGGAAAAAAGTTGTCCTCGACAATGCGCATCACGTCGGAAGCCCAACCGTCCTTGCGCTCCAAGTTGTACGCGTCCAACGGGAAGGACGAAACCCACTCATCGAATCCGGTATCAAACTTCGGCGTTGCGGTCTTGATGCACGCGTAGAAGATTTCGAGCAGCGGGACGATAGCGGGCACGTCGCTAGTCATGAGAGAACCGGCGATCTTAGAAACCGCGTCCGCTATGTCCTTCGGGCGCTTCCTTCCGCCCTCGACAACCTCGTTGAAGCATCGAGAATAGGCAATCGGTGTGAACGCGTTGAAGGTCGCTTCGTAGCTCTTTTCGCCAACCTTGATAAGCATTCGCTACCTCCTAGACGGTCGGTTTGGTCTTGTGTGCCAGCTCGATATTGACCGCATCAAAGAAGGTGTCGTAATCGGCAAGGCCGGTGAAGCTGTCGTAGCCACTCGTGCGAATGTCGGTGGCGGGGATGGTGACGGGTCGCCACGTGAACGGGTAATCGAGCTGCGTAATCTCCGGCGTGTCCTGAACGGTGTTAAGCTCCTGCGTCGGCTTAGAGAGCTGGCACATGAGAAGGCAGCGGCGGCGACCGAGCACGTGCCCCGGCTGCTCGCACATGAAGGCGAACTTTTTAGGCGTTCGGTCTGCGCTCAGGATGGTTCGCCCGTCCTGCGCAATCTCGTAGCCCACGAGGTCTGCGATGAGCTGGCGAAGCTCTACCGTTCCCTCGGTGTCGTAGAAGCTCATGGTGCCGCTTCCGCCGTTGTCCTGCTGCTTGTCAAGCCAAGGCTCGTTGTCGGCGTAGCTAGTCGCCGTCTCAACGGTCGGCTCCATGCTGATAGCGACTGTGCCCGCGACGTGCACGGGGTCTTCGTAGGTAAGCGCGTCTTCGTCGGTGCAGATCGCGAAATGCGAGTTCTTCACGCCGAAGAATCCGTTTCGTGCCATTTGTTTTCTCCTAACTCTCGGCGACGTTCACGGTGAACGCCGCTTCGGTAAGCTCTTCTGAATCAATCTCTGTGATGCCAAGCGTGTAAGGGCACTCGGCGGCTTCGAGCGCGGCGCGTATGCGCTTCTCGGTCGCGTAGTCCCGGTGCCGCGTGTAGAGCGCGATATCGTAGGGCATCCACGATAGGTAGGTGTTGTTGTCGGCGTATGCCGCTTCGCTGTATCCCGCGACAAGGCAGATGAAGGGCGGTGCCGGTTCCTCGCCGTCCGCGAACTTCTGGTTTGCCCACGGGATGCCCAGAGACTCGAGCATGCCGCAAAGCTCCTTTAGCCCAATCATCGCCCGTCGCCCCCCATGTCCGCGAACTCACGCGCCACTTGGTCTGCAACCTCCCTGATAACGCCGTCACCGGGAACGTCGCCGTAATACTTTCCGGTTTGGTTCTTTATGGCATGTCCGTTTTCCAGAAGGTGCGTGAGTTGGTAAACGCGGTTGTGCACCGTGCATTCGGTGCCCGTCTCGTCGGTCGTAACGTCTGCCTTCCAGCCCTTCTTGTAAGCGCCGGTGCGAACCTTGCTCTTCTGCTTCAGCAGCTTCACGGCGCGCTTCCGGCTTCATCCGAGTTCTCCGCGAGCGCGGAAACGTTATCGTCCACGCACTCTTTCATGCAGCTTCGGATGAAGCGCTCGATGCTCTGCTCAGCCACGGTCGCCCACCACCTCTGAGAGCGTCAGGCGCACGAAGTCGGGGCTTGACCTATCCACGCGCGCGACCGTGAGCCGCGCTCCGTCGAACTCGACTAGCCGCTCACCTTCGTATGCGCTCTTGCGAATCTGCAGTACGGCTTCGGGGTGTACGCCAGCGGCAGCGGCGGCGTAATAGGCCGCGTCGCCCATTGAGAAGACGTTGCAGGGCACCTTGCGCTTGGTTTCCTCCGTCTTCTGCACGCCGTATTCGTCCTTCTTGACGGCCTTAGCTATGAGCTGGCACGTGCCAGCCCACATGCTCATGACGCGCCCCCGAACTCCGAGCTTCCGCGCATCATGGTAAGCAGCTCTTCGAAGCTCTGAGCAAGGCGGTCGGCATCGGGGTTGTCCATGCCGAAGTTCGCCTTGCAGTAGACCTTCACCGCAAGCCTTACGGTGCCGTTCGAATCGTCGGCGGCTACCTTCTCGGCAACGCCGCCCGCGCGCATCGCGGCGCGGGCGGCTTCGATGAGGTCTTCAATCTCAGCGTCAAAGTCGGTGCAGTCGGCGGGAATCCTCAGCGCTTCGCGGCACGCGTCAAGCAGCTTCGGCTTCTCTGCCATGCGGAACCTCCTAAGCCTTAACGGCGGTGCCGATGGTGAGCTGGCCGAAAGACTTTGGCACGGCAAGCCCGCCGTCAAAGAGCAGGTATCCGTCAAAGCAGCGCTTCTGCGTACCCGGCTCGACGTAGGGCGTAACGTCCACGCCGTCGAAGATGTTCCCACGGAACAGGTCGGGATAGCCCGCCTTGATGATACCGTCCGCCATCGAATCGTCGCGCTTGACGAGCTTGCCGAAGATATGCCCCTCAACGGCGGGGTCTTCGGTCTTCTCGTCCACGAAGTAAGAGCGCCCGTTGGCATCCTCGACCATAGCAATGTGGTTCCAGATGGTGTTGCCGTTGGCGTAGATAATGCAGCCCTTCGGCGCGGGGTTGCCGTAGGTGTAGAGCATGCCCAAAAGCTTGGTGATATCAGCCTTCTTCAGGGTGCCAGCGGTTGCGCAGTTAATCTTGTTGCCGGAATCCATGCCAAGCGTGGTGTCAACCGTCTTGGCGTGAACTCGCGCGTTGGCAGCGACGGCAAGGCGCGCGCCAGTCTCGTTGACGATGTACTGCTCAAAGCCGTTGATAGACTGAACCGCCATCTTGCGGCTCATCTTGACGGTCTTCTTGATCTCCTCACCCGTAAGGGTGATAGTGTCGAACTCGTTCTGCTCCTCATCGGTGGGCGCTGCGCCCTCATCGGTCTTCGCCGCGTCGCCAGCCGTGATGCCCTTATGGCGGATAAGCTCGAACTGATGCGGGAAGTTGTCCTTATGGATGTCGCCGTAGAGAACAGCCGTGTTGTCAATCAGCGTGAAAATCTGCGTCTGAAGCTCGACGGGGATAACCGCATCGGTGTTGCTGGTCAGATGCGTGAACGCGGTGCGGCGCTCGACAAGCGCGTTGTAAGCGTCGCGCTCAACCTGCGTGAAATCGGTACCCTCGATGAGCTGCACGCCGCTCCGGCGGGCAATGTCCTTCACCCAAGCGCGGCGGGCGGCGGCGTTGTAGTCGGTCGTGTCGCGCACCTGCGGCAGAGCGCCGCGCCGAAGGGCTGCATTATCTACGCCAACGGCAACA